GCGGACCCGAAGAATGCCCGGAAACACAGCCGGCGCAACATCGATATGCTTGTAGACTCGCTGCAAGAGGTGGGCGCGGCGCGGTCTATTGTGATCGACGAAGACGACACGATCCTGGCCGGCACGTGCGATAACTGCAACTATGGCGACCTTAGAGGCTATTTCGTGGGAATCCCCGTGTACTACTGCCTACACCCGATCTTTTGCCGCACCAGAGCAAGACGGATACCGGATCCCCAGCAACGGCTCCCCGGTTGCACCGACTTCTGGAAGCCGAAGCCTGATAGTGAGGAAGCCGCTGTAGAACAGGCGCAACCAGCATGAGTGGGCCAGCAGCTAAACCGACGCGTCTCAAGCTGCTACAAGGGAATCCGGGCCGGCGGCCGTTGTCGGAGAATGAACCACAGCCGGAGATAGGGCGCCCGACACGGCCGCACTGGCTCCTGCCGGAGGCCAAGCGGGAATGGTCGCGGATTGTGCCGGAGCTGCTGCGGCTGGGGCTACTGGCGAAGATCGATCGGGCGATGATCTCGATGTGGTGCCAATGCTGGGGAATGTACGTCGAGGCGGTTCGGGACATTCGAGAGAACGGGACGACGTTCAGGACGGAGAAAGGATACGAGGGGCCACGGCCTAGCGTAGGCGTGATGAACAAGATGATCAAACAGATGACTGCGTTATCGGCGCGATTTGGGATGACGCCCAGCGATCGGTCGCGGATCAATGTGGCAGAGCGCGAGGAGAAAAGCCCGTTTGCGGAGTTCCTGGACGAGACTGAGCAGATGGTGATAGGGCGTGGTTAGGCATCCAGCGGTTGCGTATATGCGTGGAGTCGAGGATGGCTCGATACCAGCGGGGCGTCTCATCCGGCTGGCAGTGGAGCGGCATCTACGCGATCTGGAGGAGGGCAGATCGCGAGGGCTGCGATTTGATCGTGCGGCAGCAGAACATACCGTGCGGTTTTTTGGCTTCCTGAAGCATAGCAAGGGCGAGTGGGCTGGTCAGCCATTCGTGCTGGAGCCATGGCAGCAATGGCTCGTTTGGATGATCTTCGGCTGGAAACGGGCCGACGGGTTGAGACGGTTCAGGACAGCGTATATCGAGGTGGCGCGCAAGAATGGGAAGACGACCTGGGGGGCCGGGCTGGGACTCTATCTGCTGGTGGCAGATGGAGAGCCGGGGGCCGAGGTCTATTCAGCCGCGACGAAGAGGGAGCAGGCGCGCCTCTCTCATGGCGAAGCGGTGCGGATGGTGAGAAGCTCGACTGCTCTGAGTCGCATGGTGGGGGTGGTCAAGGACAACCTGCACATTCGGGCAACGGCGAGCAAGTACGAGCCGCTGGGCGCGGACGCGAACACCATGGATGGACTCAACGTCCATGGCGCCATCATCGATGAGCTGCACGCGCATCGCAATCGGCGCGTGGTGGATGTACTGGAGACGGCCACAGGCGCGCGGAGGCAACCCCTGATATGTGAGATCACAACGGCGGGCAGCGACCAGACCAGCATCTGCTACGAGCATCACGAGTATGCGCGGCAGATCTTGGAGGGGACGATCGAGGACGATACCTGGTTCGCCTATATCGCCTGTCTGGACGAGGACGACGACTGGCTGGACGAGGCGGCCTGGAGGAAGGCGAACCCCAATCTAGGAGTGAGCGTGAAGCTGGATAGTCTGCGGCGCACAGCCCAGAAGGCAAAGAGACTGCCGGCGGCCCAGAATGCATTCAGGCGATTGCATCTGAACGAGTGGACGCAGCAGACGGACCGGTGGATAGACCTGGACCTGTGGGACGAGAACGCGGGCGATCCTGTGGCGGAGGAGGATCTGAAAGGGCGTGAATGCTACGGGGGCCTGGACCTATCGAGCGTGAGCGACATCACGGCGTGGCTGATGGTCTTTCCGAGAACGGAGGATCCGGACGCGGTAGACATACTGGCACGGTTCTGGTGTCCGGGGGCGCGGATAGGCGATCCTGCTAACAAGTATGCCGATCAATACCAGGCCTGGGCCCGGGCCGGGTTCTTGCAGGTGACGCCGGGCGACGCGGTGGATTATGGCTTTGTGAGGCAGTGCGTGCTCGAGGATGCGGCGCAATTCAATCTGCGAGATCTGAACGTGGACCGGCTGTTCCAGGGCTACCAGCTCTCTCAGGAACTGATGGACGAAGGACTGACCGTGTTTGGCATGGGACAGGGATTCTATTCCATGGCCGTGCCGATGCGAGAGTTCGAGCGCCGGCTGCTGGAGAGGAAACTGCACCACGGGGGCAATCCGGTGCTGAGGTTCATGGTGGACAACGTGGCGGTGAGGATGGATCCGGCGGCGAACTTGAAGATCGACAAGGCAACGAGCCAGGGGAAGGTCGATGGCGTCGTGGCGCTGGTGATGGCCCTGGATCGGACTATCCGCCACGGGCCGGGGAAGAAAAGCGTGTATGAAGACAGGGGGCTGGAAATTGTGTAGGGATGGAGGTCGCCCCGCCGCCAAGAGAGCTGCGTCGTACTGAGGTGGGGCGACTCAGACTAGAACATATGAGTTATCTAACGATAAATCATATCTTTGGGGAAAGGGGTTCTTGATGGAGAAACCTCCATTAGTATATCCGAATCTAGAGTGGATTCCAGTCGGAGATGACAACGAACTACCTGGTAAGGGTGCGGATGTCTGGATTGCCCACGAAGGCGGTGTGAGTTGGGGGTTTTGTCGCAAATACAAGGGCGGTCAAGACTGGTGGGCGACATGGGCGAATGGTGATCTGAAAAGAGAGACGCCCCTTGAGGGCGTAACTCATTGGTGTCAAGTACCCAATCCAGCGCCTCCGACGCCGACATGAGGCTGCTTGGTCCGAGATATCCGGTGCTGCGACGGGTGATCGTGAGCACAAAGACGGACAAGTCGTTTCGTGGGGTGCTGTGGCGGCGGCGCAGGGGGTATCTGGTGTTGAGGGATGCGCAGTTGCTCAAAGGGCGTGGCGAGGTGGTGCCGATGGACGGCGAGGTGGTGATCGACGTGGCCAATATCGACTTTGTGCAGGTACTAGGAGGACAATCATGAAACCTGTGGCTTTCAAGGGGGGCACGACGACATTGCTGGCGCCGAAAGGCCGGCAGTATTCAGAGAATGTCGCTGGCATTGATCCATTGCCTGTTTGGACAGATGGGGAACAATGTGTGTCCTGCTGGAAGATGTCTCTCCGTGAACGTCTTCATATCCTATTTAGAGGATATATCTGGCTCGCCGTCCTCAGTGGGTCAAGCCAACCACCTGTCGCCTTAGAGGCATGCAGAGAGTATCTGAGGGAAAGCTGATGCCGGCAGTGGTGCAGAGCCTAGGGGCGCTGGCCGATCTCGAGATGGGGTGGAGCTCGTCAGTGTTCTATGGGCGACTCCGCCTCTATGACACGCACTACTATGACTATGCGACGCTGTACCGCACCCAGCCCAACGTCAGGACATGCGTGGATTTCCTGGCCCGGAACATCGCCCAACTAGGGCTACACGTGTTCCGGCGGGTGAGCGAGACGGACCGCAAGCGGCTGCGGGAGCATCCACTGGCGCAATTGCTGGGTCGGCCTTTGCCGCCCGAGTACAAGGTGACGCGGTATCATCTGATCCAGGCATTGATGGGGGACCTGGGCGTATACTTCAATGCCTTCTGGCTGAAGGTGAAGCCAGCGAATGGCCCGAAGGGGTTGCTGAGGATCCCGCCTTCCTATGTGGCGGTCAAGGGCGGACTCATGCCCACGAGATACGAAGTGACTATCGGGGGCAAGTTGCTCAAGGTGGCGCCCGAGGGGATGGTGCACTTTCGGGGATACAACGCAGAGAGCGCCATCTTGGGACTGTCACCATTGGAGACCTTGAGGCGGGTACTGGCCGAGGAGCACGCGGCGGGGGATTATCGGGAGGCGTTCTGGCAGAACGCGGCTCGGATGGGGGGGATCATCGAGCGGCCGGTGGAGGCACCGATGTGGGGGAAGCCAGCGCGGGAGCGGTTCAAGGCGGAGTTCGAGGCTCTCTATAGCGGGGGCGATAACAGCGGCAAGACGGCGATCCTTGAGGAAGGAATGGTCTGGAAGCAGAACACCTTCAACGCCCAGGAGAGCGAGTATCTGACGGGGCGGAGGCTGACCAGGGAGGAGTGCGCGCGGGCCTATCACATCCCCTTGCCCATGGTGGGCATTCTGGAGCACGCGACGTTCTGTCTGCCTGGCCATGTGGCAGTGTTTGCATCGGGGGGACCGAAGCCTATTGCTGAGGTACAGGCGGGGGATCAGGTCTGGAGCCACATCGGGGATGGATTCTGTTTGAAGCGGGTGATGCGATCGGGTCAGACAGGCATCGACCCGATCCTGCGAATCAAGACACAAAACAGGACGCTGGAAGCAAACCCGACGCATCCGGTCCTCGTTCGCCGCCTGGTGAAGGTGAAGGGCACACCGGATCCTGATGCCGGCGCAAAGATACGAGCCGGTCAATCTCGGTGGCACTATGAAGTGCAGCATGTCTATGTGCCAGCAAGCGAGATAAAGCGCGGCGACATCCTTGTGGCGCTGAAGGAACTGCCAGAAGGGACGCCTCGCCAGTCGATCCCGCGGATGGAGTTCTTTGGCCTGCTGCTTGGCGATGGCAACGTGTATCCGGAACGTGGTGCGGTATCAATTGCCCGCGCCAACGATGCAGCGTACATGGACCATTACCGGCAAGTCATGCAGCAAGAGTTTCGTTCTTTTGGCAAGCATGGGAATGGGAGTACGCGCGAGGGGCTGGAAACTCAGCCAGTGACACTGGTTGAGGGAGACCGGCAGACGCGGTTTGCATCGGTGCTGGCCGCGGAGGAGCTTGCCAAATTGGGATTCTCAGGCACGGCGCATACCAAGCGGGTGCCTGGGTGGGTGTTCGGGGCAAGCCGCGCGGAACGGCTGGCGTTGCTGCGCGGCTATCTGGACTCGGATGGGTCGGTCGATAAGCGCGGCAAGATCAGTTATTCCTCATGCAATCAGAAGCTCATAGAGGATGTCCGTCATCTGTGCATGGGCTTGGGGATCCCGGTCAACAATGCTTACCACCGACTCGGGCAGACGGTATTGCCAACTGGTGACATCGGGGATGTCGATCAGTGGATAATCACTTGCTCCGATCCCGAGGCGAATCGGATGATCGGCTCGCATGATCCGCGCTACCACGGGCGATTGGCTCAGGGGAAGGGGTGGGATAAGAAGGGCAAGGACTATCCATTTGCCAGGGGCAGGCGGTCCGAGCCACCTGCTGGTTGTGAGTATTCGCGCGTGGTGTCGATTGAGCAATTGCCACCGGAGCCGGTGTTTGATCTGGAGATCGAGGGAACGCACAACTTTGTCGCCGCCGGCATCGTGGTCCACAATTCCAACATCCGGGAACAGCACAAGAATCTGTATCAGGACAGCTTGGGTCCGTGGCTGGCGATGATCGAGCAGGACATCGAGATGCAGCTGCTGCCCGACTTCCCAGATACAAAGGGCGTCTACGTGGAGTTCAACATCCAGGAGAAGCTGCAGGGGTCATTCGACGAGCAGACGAAGGCGCTGCAGAGCGCAGTGGGGCGGCCCTGGATGACGGCAGACGAGGCACGGGCGCGGATGAATCTGCCCAGTATGGGGGGGGATGCCGAGGTGCTGGTGGTGCCCTTGAATGTGCTGGTGGGTGGGCAGGCCTCGCCGCGCGATAGCGCGCCCCCAAAGACTGTAGTTCAGGCAAAAGCAGCAGAAGGGCAGGTGGATACGGCCTATCTGCCGCTGCGGGAGCGGCATGAGGCTAAGTGGGTGGAGGTACTATCGGGACACTTTCGGCGGCAGGGGGCGGCGATCGTCAGCAGGATAAAAGCCAAGCAATTCATCGGGGAGATCTGGTTCGATGGGGACAGGTGGAACGAGGAGTTGGGTGCCGATCTGCTGCGATTGAATCTATTGACGGCGGGAGCCTGGGGGCAGAGAGTAGCGACGGAGCTCGAGACTGAGATCGACGAGGAGCTGATGCTGCCCTGGCTGAGCGAGAACGCCCGAATCGCGGCGGAGGAGATCAATGCGACGACGCGCGATGGAGTGGCCAATGGGCTGCAAAGTGAAAGTGGCCTTTGGCCAACCGAGGAGGAGCCTCGTAGTGCGATACAGCATCTGTTCGAGTTGGCCCTGGGCGTGCGGGCGGCGGAGATCGCCCGCAGCAAGGTGACCACGGCGGCCAACTTTGGGTCGCAAGAGGCTGCGCGGCAGGGCGGGCTCAAGACTAAGACCTGGCAGGTGAACAGCGCGAATCCACGCGAGGATCACGCTGCCCTGGACGGGACGACGGTGGGGATTGGGGAGCTGTTCCCCAACGGGATGAAGTGGCCGGGCGATCCGAGTGGCGGGGCCGAACAGGTCGCCAATTGCCAGTGTTCGGTGAGTTTCGGGAGATAGAGGAAGATGCCCTGGATCGTAAGCGGTTCGTGTGCGCACTGCGGCGTGTGCTGCCTGCATGAAGACCTTGGTGGCTTCATGCGGGAGAACCCCTGCATCTCTCTCGGCGAGGACAGGTGCAAGTTCTACACGGACGACGTGGACCCTGAACTTGGCAAGTACGGGCACTGTCTGGTCATGCAAGCCAAGAGAGTCTACCCGAAAGTCCGTGACCGCTTCGGCGAGAAGATGACGGACGAGCAGATCGCGTGGTTTGAGCACAACTGCCCGATATGGCCTGCCAGGGTCAAGGACATCCAGGCTTTGCGTGACGGGCTCTTTGAGCTACCGCCGACTTGTGGCTTCACGATAGAGTGGGTGGACTGATGGCTGATACAGTCATCTACGAGTTCGACGCCTGGGCCGAGGGAGTTGAGGAGTGGTCAACTAACCCTGGCGAGATGGTGGATGGCGTTGAGACAGACTACGCCTCGACGACCACCGATGGCGACATCCAGAAACTCATAGACAATGAGTGCGTCGGTGAAGATTTGGGCACTATCAGCAAGGTCGAGATTCGGGCCTACGCCTACTCCGACGCTGACGACCAACTGATCCTGCGGCCCGTGTTCGGTGGCACTGACGACGGGGACGACCACGTAGAAGCCCCTGGGGTTACGGCGGGGTGGAAGGCGTGGCAGGATATAACGGGGGATACGAATGCGCCAATAATCAAGCAGGGCTTGATAAGTGGGGATACTAGCACAGAGACCGTTAACGGGGCTAGCTGGCTTGCCCAGACCTTTACAACCTCTGGTGGCTACTCTATTACAGGGGTCAAGATGTATGGCCGTAAGGTCCTCAGCCCTGGGGATTTGACAATTAGCATCCGAGCAACGTCAGACGGCAAGCCAACGGGTGGCGACCTCGCTACTGGCACTGTTTTGGAAGCCGATTTGCCGACAGAGAATGCCTGGATTATATGCGACTTTGAAACGCCATATGCCCTATCTGCAAGCACAATGTATGCAATGGTGGTTCGCGCGCCAAGCGGCGACATAAGCAATTATGTGGCTTGGCGATTGCGCGGTGAGAACGCCTATCCAGATGGGAGTCGGGTTTATAGTACCACTTCTGGCGCAACTTGGCAAACTCCGAGTGCAACGATTGATCTTCTATTCCAGACGGTGGGGGCTTGGCTTTGGACCGACATCCAGAACCTCGACTGCGACGTAGAGCAGAACGATATCTCCAAGGGCAACACCATGTACGTCGGCATGGTGCAGATACAGGTCACGTACACGGCAGAAGGGCCGCCTGAAGGCGTGGCTGTTCAGATGATGCACTACATGAGAATGAGGAGGTAGCGTGCAATTCCTCAAAGCCGACACGGCAGCCACGGTTCTGATTGGCCCGTTCGTGGACAAGGGCGATGGGGTGACGCCTGAGACGGGCATTACTTTGGCTGCTGCTGACCACGCCGAGCTGATGAAGCATGATGGCACCACATTCGTTGACCTTACGGGCGACAGCCGCACATTCACGCACAAAGAGGGTGGGTGGTACACCCTGACGTTAGGCACTGGCGACACAGACACAGAGGGACGGCTGACGGTCCTCATCATGGATACGGATGTGTGCCTGCCAGTTTGGAAGGACTTCATGGTTGTGAACGCGAATGTGTACGACTCTCTCTTTGCTGCTGCGGCGACGGACTATCTGAGGGTCAAGGACGACGAGGGCAATACGCTTGCGAACGAGAGCAAGCAGGACACGATAGACGGAATTGTGGACGCGATCAAATCCAAAACCGACGCACTACCTTCAGCCAAGGTCAGTTTCTGAGCAACAGACAAACGGAGGAATGTCATGGCTTACAAAAGTGGAGTTGCGATCATCGTAACCTACCAGGCGGCAGCGGCTGCGACTGGTCTGACCATCAAGATGGACATTTACGATGAGGCACATGCCCTTGACGGTGCGAAATCCGTAGCCGCGATGACGGAGATCGGCACGACTGGCCGATACTATGCCACGTTCACGCCGGACGCGGCGGGCGAGTGGATTGCTCTGATGTACAAGGATGGTGGGGGTGGTGAAGTTGTCAAAGCCTTCCGTGTCGCAACGGTAGACGAGTTCGGCATCAAGACTGTCGTGGATGGCATCCAGACCGATCTTGATAACGTCACAGATGGCCTGGGAGCCATCAAGACTGCTGCGGACGGAGCTGCCACCCCTGCGGAAGTTGCTACCGAGCTTGGAACCTACGATGCTCCAACAAAGGCCGAGCTTGATGTTCTCGGAACGACAGCTTTGGCAACCGCTTCTGCCCTGACCACTGTGGACAATGAGATCGAGACCATTGACACAGAAGTTGGGGTCATTGACGGGTTCCACGATGTACCCACTGAGGACGCCGCTACGGATGCTCAGATGCGGGACGTTGTCGGGAAGAAGACCGACACCGTGGGTGGAACCAGCATAGTGTCAATATCCAAGCAGGTCAAAGCCAAGACTGATAACATACCAGCTTCCCCCGCCCCGGCGAGCGAGTACGACACGGAAATGGGATACCTCACGGGGGCTGTGGCAACTGCTGCGGCGCTGACCACTGTAGACACTGAGGTTGGGGTGATTGATGGCATCGTGGATGACATCTTGGTGGACACTGCTGCTATCGACACAGCCACGGGTGCAACGGGTGGTATTCGCGGGGCAGATGGTGACAGTCTGAAGACCCTCAGCGATCAGCTTGACGTATACTCGTCACCGGCAATGGTGGGCTAGTTCCTGATTCGCTAAGAGGAGAACCGAGTGCAAATCTTTGCGACCGGTTCCGGGCGCATCTTCTACAAGGCGACTGGGTTCCAGGCGGGATTGACTGTAACTGCCTATCTCTGGTCGCCCTCATTGGTGAAGACTGCGCTCCAGACGCTGACCGAGATCAGCGACGGCTTGTACTACCTGGAATATGACTTCGATACCGCTGGTACTTGGCCGATGCTCTTCATGGAAGACGGTGTAAAAGCTGCTTTCGCAACGATGAGGGTGGTGCCCTTAGACGATGCGAGAGCAAGCGAGATTTGGGGGTACGTCCCCAGAACACTGACCCAGACAGCGGCTGAGATTCAGGCGGCGCTGGAGGGTAGCCGCATCACGGTCCATCGCGGCGACGACGTCTCCATCTCACTCACCGGTCTGGGCAGCCTTGCTGGTCGCACCAAACTCTGGTTCACAGTCAAGCGCAGCAAGGGTGATGCTGACACGTCGGCGATCGTACAGATCACCGAAGCGGAAGGCCTGGAGCGTCTGAATGGGGCTGAGGGCACTGCTGGCAATGGATCGCTCACGGTCGATGATGAGGATGCTGGCGACATCACTATCGTGCTGAAGGCTGTGGAGACAGCGAAGTTGCGGCCGGTGAGTCTGTACTATGATGTACAGGTGCTGATAGCCGGTATCGTGTCTACGTTGACCGAGAGCAGAGTCAAGATCACTGCGGACGTAACGAGGGCTGTGTCCGCCTAGCATTGGAGGTGAGGGATGACCGTAGGCATGGCAAAGCCAGAGCGCAAGACATATCGAGCGCGGATGGAGTTCAAAGAGGATGGCGAGCCGGGAACGTTCTCGGCAGTGTTCAGCACCCTCAACGTCATCGACCACGATCGCGACGTCACTTTGCCAGGTGCTTTTGAGGAGAATGCGCCGGCGCCCATCGCCGCCTGGAACCATGACTGGAACGAGCTCCCGGTGGGCAGGGGCGAGATCCACGAGACGGAGTCCGTAGGACACCCGAAGGTGACTGAGGCCAGGATGGACGGACGGTTCTTCCTGGACACTCTGGCGGGGAAAGAGCACTATTTGACGGTGAAGGCCCTGGGCGAGCTGCAGGAATGGAGTTACTCATTCGACATCCTGGAGCACGAGTACGGCAAGATGGACGATCAGGATGTGCGATTCCTCAAGCACCTGAAGGTGCATGAGGTGAGCCCGGTGATGTTGGGGGCAGGGATCGATACGCGGACTCTGGACATCAAAGGGGCAAAGCCATATCCCAACGAGCACGCCTGCCGGCTGCGCGAGCCAGGGGATTTTCAGGCGGACAGTTTTCGGCGCATGTCGCGGGAGCATGACGGAAAAATCTACGGGGTCATCATGGGAAGGCTGAAAGAGGAGACGACGCTGACGGAGCAAGCCTATCGATATCCAATAGCTGGCTGGTCAGCAAGTCAGGCAAAGTCCCATTGCCAAGACCATGATGGTCGCTTTGAAGCAGCGGCGGAGAAGCGACAACGGATATTGCGGGAGTACCTCGAGGAGTTTGGCGCACAAACTGATAGTCCTAACGGATCGGGTGGTGATGGTGGCGAGATCGAAGGCGAGGCCGCAAAGCGGCATGAAAGAACAGCCGGTGACGGTAAGTCGAGAGAGAAGCCAGCAAAGCAAAAGTGGCCTTCGGCCAGAGAGAGCACCGCCGTTCGGATTGCGATAGACATGATTGCGTATGATCTACAAGCCTCTGAGGAGGGGGCATAGCCATGAACCTCAAAGAACTGAAAGGAAAACTGCAGGCGGCTTTGCTGGCCGGGAAGGCGATCTGCGATACGGCGGATGAAGCCAAACGTGACTTCACCGACGAGGAGCGGCAGAAGGTGGCCGGCTATCTGACGGAAGCTGGCCAGTGGAAAGAGAAGATCAAGGCGGCCGAGGGCGACGAGGCATTGCGCAAGGCAGTCTTGGATCTGGGCGCGGGCTTGGAGCTGGGCGGGAACGGCGGCGGCGATCCACAAGCCGTTGGTGGTCTGGCCGCGCAAAGGGGCGCAACGATCGGCGCGCAGTTTGTGAACGCGCCAGCGTTCAAGGCCTGGATGAAGCAGGTCGCTCCAGGCGGGCGCATACCTGAAGGCGCCAGGGGGCTAACTTCTCCCCCCGTCGAGTTCAAGTCGCTTCTGGGCTTGCAAAAGGATCTGATCACCGGAGCCGATCCGACCAGTGCGGGGGCGTTTATAACCCCTGACTACACGGGCATCTATGAGCCGCTTGGTCGGCTTCCACTCAATCTCCGTAGCTTGGTCACCATCCGGCAAACCACGAGCGATCTGATCTACTTTGTGCGTCAGGTGCTGCAGATCACTCAGGCGACCCCGGTGCCTGAGGCCAACGTGACCGAGTATTCGGGGGCCACAGGGGAAGTCTCCGGCGAGAAGCCGGAAGGCGCGATGGAGTTCGAGCAGGTAAGCGAACCGGTCAAGACCATCGCAGTCTGGATCCCGGCGACGAAGCGAGCATTGTCGGATGCGGCTCAGATTCGGGGCATCATCGACTCTGAGTTGCGCGACGATCTGGCCGAGGAGTTTGAGGACCAGCTTCTCAACGGGAACGGGGTCGGGGAGAACTTTACCGGCCTGCTCAACACCGCTGGGATACTGGCTCAGGTGTGGAACACCGACATCCTGACCACCACCCGCCAGGCCATCACAACCCTGATGGTGACCGGACGGGCTATGCCGACAGCGTGGGTCATGCATCCGTCGGATTGGGAGACGATCGATCTGCTTACAGCCACCAATGGGCTGTTCTACTTTGGCGGGCCGCTTCGTCTGGGAACCCGGACGCTCTGGGGCTATCCGGTGGTGCAGAACACACGGATGACGCAGGGAAGCGCCTTGCTGGGCGACTGGAGAAAGGCCGTGGTGTGGGACAGGGAGCGAGCCAATATCTCTGTCTCGGACAGCCACGAGGATTTCTTCATCCGGAACATGGTGGCCATCCTGGCCGAGATGAGGGCGGCGTTTGGCGTGATCCGTCCGTCGGGCTTCATTCTGGTTGACCTGACGGCGGGCACCTAGACGCCAGGGGAGCAATGGGTGCCGCGAACAAAGTGATAGCCCTACGGGTCAATGTCGTCTGCCGGAACTATAAGGCGGATCGGGTCCTTCCTCGGATGGCCCGTGCCTTGGCGGACCAGCTGGGATGGTCGTTGACTGCGGCACCCAATGTGCGGGGGGCCGACGCGCTGTATCTGCTGGCCTACTTTGAAGGGCAGAAGGTGCAGCGCTGGCCCCGCGTGCCGGTGGCGGCTTATTTCACCCATCGGGAGGAGTTCCCTCCCCGAAACGCGAAAGCCAGGCTCTACGATCAGATGGCGGAGCGGGTGCAGCTGCGCGTGGCCACGTGCCGGATGTACGCCGATGCGTTGCGGAAGTATGGGCCGACCGTCCAGGTGGCCCCGCCCATCGAGCGTGATCGCTTCGTGATCGCGCAAACTGAAAGTGGCCTTCGGCCAAAGTGGGAGAAGGGGCGCAAGTGCCCGGTCGTGGGGCTCTCGGGCTACACCTACGTCAACAAGCGGAAGGGCCAGGACCTGGCAATCGCGCTGCTCAAGTCTGCGATCGGGCAGCGAGTGGAATGGAAAGCGAGCGGGCGGGGTTGGCCAGTGCCGACCACGCGATACGCCTGGGCGGACATGCCTGGATTCTACCAGTCCTTGGATGTGCTGGTGGCCACCGGGCGGGTGGAGGGGATCCCGATGCCCCCTCTGGAGGCGCTGGCCTGCGGAGTGAGTGTTGTCGTGCCGCGCGGGGTGGGCATACTGGACGAGTTGCCCCAGACGCTGGGCATCCATCGCTATGAGCGTGGCGATGTGACGAGTCTGATCAAGGCGTTGGGCAAGGCGGTCAAAGCGCGGGGCGACGTGGATCGAGAGGCACTGCGAGCGGTGACGGAGGGTTACTCGGTGGAGGCATGGTGTGAAGATCACATGAGGGCATTCAGGGGGTTGATGGCTGAGCGAGTCGAGGAACGGGTGAACGGCGGCCTCGAGGAGGATGCGACTGTTACGATGGTACAGCCTATCAAGATCCCCGATGAGGAGATCGAGGCTGTGCATCTTCGACCACCTGTGGAGCAAGGAACGGGGAAGACGCGTGGGATCTACTGCGTGGCCTTTGGCGATCCGGCGCGGACGTGCGCTTTGCGTCTGATGAAGAGCATCAAGAAATACATGCCGGACATCCCCATCGCCCTGTGCTCGGACCGGAAGATCGGACCAGAGGACTTGCTGATCGTGCAGCCTGACAGCGACGTGGGTGGGCGCCGGGCCAAACTCAAGGCATACGAACTGAGCCCGGCTGAGTGGGGGGCGGTGCTCTATCTGGATGCAGACACCGAGCTAGTGGCGCCGATCTACCGCTACTTTGAGTGGATCGAGGATGGCTGGGAGTTCGTGATCTGCAAAGATCCCCACTTGATGGACACGATGCACTCATTCGAGCGTCGCTACAACAAGCGGGAGCTGGCCGAGACCGAGAAGACGGTGAGCACTCTGCACACTCTCCAGTTGAACGGGGGTGTATGGGCATTCGGTCGGAGCAAGCGGATAGCGGCCTTTTTCAGGCGGTGGCAGATTGCATGGGAGAAGCACGCCCAGCGAGACCAGGGGGCCTTGATTCGGGCGTTGTATAGCGACCCACTTAAGGTGCTGGTGTTGGGCAACGAATGGAATACGTTCCCCAAATACACGCGGGGCATCAAGACGGCGGGTCTGATGCACTATCCGGGCGATGCTAGGCGATGGAAAGGGATGATTCCTGGGCGCATCGACAGCCCGGAGGCCTGGAGGATGGTACGGCGGTTCGAGGGGCGGGGACCTAGTGGGAGCCAGCGCAGGAGACGTCGGTGAGTGGTGGTGCAAGTATCGTGATAGTGATTCCGGCCCTCAACGAAGTGGGCACGATCGGTATGTTGGTCGCCGCAGCCAAGCAATTCGGGCCAGTGATCGTGGTAGACGACGGCTCCGGAGATGGAACAGGGAAGCTGGCCTGGGCTGCGGGTGCGGATGTTATCCGTCATGCGACATCTGAGGGCATCGGTAGGTCAATCAGAGATGGCTGGCGTGCGGCTCTCAAGTGCGGAGCAGAGCGCGTTGTGGTGATGGATGCGGGTGGCTCACACGCTGCACCGGAGATGTGGAGACTGCTGGGAGGAAATGCGGAGTTGGTGATCGGCTCTCGCTTTCTATCGCAGAGTCTCTATTTAGGCGGGTCTTGGTGGAAGCGGTTGGGCAGTCGGTTGGTTGGGCTGTTGTGTAATTTGGCCCAAGGTGGTCTCTGGATACGAGATTGGTCCAGTGGATACCGCGTTTATTCTGCTTCGATAGTGAAGGAACTACTGAAGCTGAATTATCGGGCGAAGATGCACGCATGGCAGATCGAGGTGCTGGCCCGGGCACGAGAGCTTGGAATGACGGTGCAAGAGGTTCCTATCAGCTATTGGGCGGGGCGATCGTCTCTGACGTTGGGCGGTATGCTGGAGATAGTCATGGTCTGGCTTCTGATGCTTCATCACTGGCAGGTGTATAAGCGATGAAAGTGGTGGCGGCTGTGCTGAGCTACAATCGACGTGCTCTGTGGAAGCGCACTGTCAAGAGTTTGGATCGCTCGACTTTGCCGTTGGAGCTCGTGTTCTACGATAATGGGTCATCCGATGGCACGGAGGCATTGGTAGTCCAGCGCGGCGGGGTGTGCAATAAGACGGGCAATCATAGCATCGGGCACGGAGTTCGGGCGGCAGTGGGCCTGGCCCTGAATCGTCGGCCAGAGCTGGTCCTCCTTAGCGGCGATGACTATGAGTATCACGATCGGTGGCTGGAGCACTTGGTGGCGTTCTGGCGAGCTGCACCAGCGGACGTGGCGATCTGCACGCTCAGTATCGAGCCGGCCTATCACTGGTCGCCGGTGCTCAGCACCAAGGTCATCGGGGGACAGGTGGTCCTGGTACGGCGTACGGTACCTGGCGCCAACTGGTCGTTCCGGCCTGGTTTGTGGGGAGAGATCGAATCGCTGATCCCGGACAATTCTCATAAGTATGACCATCGAGTGTGCGCAGCGCTCAATGAGGCTGGGCGGTGGCTATGCGCCTTGCCGCTGGCGGAGCATATCGGCGAGGGGAGGCGCAGTTGGAAGCGATGATCTTCGAGCCACGACCCGCTCTCATCATTTCTCAAGCGCGATCGGGCAGCACGTTTTTGACGCATTGTCTGAGCAATCACCCGGATATATTCTGCTGTCGTGGCGAACCAATGCACACCAGAAGCGTGTGGGGAAGATTCATAAGCGTTGATCTACTCCACTGTCTACTGCATCAACCGTTCTATGCGGTCAGTATGTGTGAATTGACCCGAAGGGAAGCTTTTGGCCCATTCTGGGAATACCTGACCGGCATGCAACCAAGGGTACTCCTTCTATCTCGTGAGAATGTCATCCGTCAAATCGTGGAGATAATGCTCGCCAAGATGAACAAACAGGGGAAGATTCAGCAGCCTCCGCATAGCATGGGCAGCTCGCTAAAAGCCCGAATGAGGTTGGCGCCCAAGGTGCTATTGAGACGTGCGCGGAGCTATAGGGAGGCGACTGTAGGTGCACACGAGCGGTGCCAAGTATTTGCGAGCCTTTTGGAAATAACCTATGCGGATCTTGTAGGGGGGGAGGGAATAGATGCAACAAGTATACCTCCGCCAACATCGAGGCGGCTTTGCAGCTTTCTGGGCGTGTCACCACTGATAATGAGTTGTCGGCTGAGGGCTATCAATCCTCATCCGCTTCGGGAGATTCTTCTGAATTGGAATGAGGTGCAAAAGGCCGTAGCGCAAAGTGAATTGGCCTATTGCCTGGCGGATGAGCAGTTATGAGAATCCTGAACCTCGGTGCGGGCAATCATATCTGGAGGGGCGCGGTGAACCATGACCTGCACAAGCATCGCCCGGAGATCGACGTGGCCCACGACCTGAACATATTGCCCTGGCCGTGGAAGGACGGCAGTTTTGACCAGATTGCAGCCTCCTCGGTGTTCGAGCATCTGAAGATTGACCTGGTGATGGCTCTGGATGAATGCTGGCGGATTCTGCGTCCAAAGGGAACGCTGCGGGTCAAAGTGCCCCATTGGCAGCACGATAACGCCTATGCCGATCCGACGCATCAATGGCGGTATAGTTTGCGCTGCTTCGACGTTTTCAATCCTCAGACGAAGTTGGGGAAGGAGCTTGGATTCTACACCGGGCGCAAATGGGCATTCGTCAAAGGGCCCAGGCTGAACGACCAGAGGTCATCCATCATCGTGACATTGCGGGTCTGCAAATGAAGGACGTGCTGATCCTGCGTGAGCCAGACAAACAGGTCCAGGCGCAGGCCAAGAGGTATAGGCTGGAGGTAGTGGTCGCCGATGGCAGTCTGGCCGAGACACAGTTCGACCGCGCGCTGATCGTGGCGCCGGGCACGATCGTGCCGTGGGACTTGGTGGGGCATGGATTCCACTTCCTAGAGCGGTGGGATGCGGCAGCGCCGCTGTGGCGATATGGGAAAGTGGCCGCCGATGTGGGTACACCAGCGGAGCAGAAACGCACACAGAAGATCACACGAGATCTGAGGGTGTTGCTGTACGCCCACGAGCTGCTGTTCGTGCGGGATAGCCCCGATGGCCGTGCGCTGCTGGCAGCCTGGGAGCAGGAGATGGTGGATGGCGGACCTTCGGCACGGTTGGCATTCCTGCGGGCGGTGTATCGGGTGAAGCCGCTGTTCCTGGCGCTGCCCCGCACATGGTCGAGCGAAGTGCAGAGGCGGCCCAAGGAGCGGCCCGTTGGGCGCCACGGCCGGCGGAGCAATCTGGTGAGGGTGGAGATAGCTCCTGGGCGCTACGTGCGCTGTAAGCCAGGGGAGGAGGAAAAGACCTTGAAGCAGTGGCAGAGGCAACTCAGGAGAGGAGGGCGGCGATGATGGCTAAGCCCTTTGATAAGAAAGCTCGGCGTAAGAGGCCAAACAAGGCTCGGGGACCATTAAGGAACAAGGCGCAACACCCAAAACCTGACAAGGTGAACGCAGGATGACAGCCATATTTGGTAGCGTCGTGGATCTGGAACAGTTTCTGCAAATCGAGATCGTCCCCGCTGCATCTATCGACGCAGCGGATCGGGCAATCCTGGAGGCGTCGGTGGCCATCCAGAACTATTGCCGCCAGCAGATCGAAGAAGTGGAGGACGACGAGATCACCCTGGATTCGGCAGGAGACAGACGGCTGTTTCTGCCTGAATTGCCGGTGACGGCGATCTCGGGGGTCATCGAGGATGGCGAGGTACTGGTGGAGGCCGACGACTATCAGCTCGGCCAGCACGGGATCCTGCATCGGATCGGTCAGAACTGGGCCAGTGGCATTCAGATCGTCACGGTCACCTACACGCACGGGCACGATCCGATCCCTGACGATGTAGTGGCCATATGCACCCGGGCGGCAGCCAGGGCCTATCAAGCGGGGTTGAAGTCAGCGGAGACGGGTGCGGTGCCGGGAGTGACGGCAATAGGGCTGGGCGACTATTCGGTATCCTACGGGGGAGAGGCAGGCGGGGGCACCGGAGGGGTGCTGGGGGCCAGCGCTGCGCCGGTGCTATTGCGTAGCGAGAAGGAACTGTTGAACAGGTACCGGATATGACACTCTTCGAGGCACTACTCAATCACACGTTCACCGTGCGCCGCCGAGAGCGGCTGAGCGATGGCCAGGGGGGCTGGGCCATAGCCTACAACGAGGTGGGGACGGTAGAGGGGCGGCTGCGGCCAATCGGTGGAGGCGAGCGGGCGGGGGACCGGACTCCGGCTGCGCGGGAGGAGAGAGAGATCAGGCACGTCCTTTATGTGACAGCGGATAGCGACGTGCAGCGTGGCGATCAGGTGGAGGGCGATGGCGTGATCGTGGAGATTCTGGGGGTGCGAGAACCCTCGAGGGCCGGGCACCATCTGGAGATCGACTGCCTGGAGCGACAGTACGAGGCTACGGCGGAGCTCGGATCGTGACCAAGATCATCACCGAGTGGCGACAGAAGGAGTTCCTGGCCGAGATGTCGGGCAGGGTGGTGGATAACATGGATCGGGCCTGCCAGTATGTGGTGGAGCAGGTGCGGCCACGAGTGCCCGTGCGCACAGGGATACTAAGGTCGGACATCACCTATGAGATCGTGGTGCAGGGGCTGGCCGTCACTGGTTGGGTGGGGGCGCTTGCGAAACGATTCTATGCCTACTTTGTGGAGCTAGGGACTTCCCGAATGAAGGCCCAGCCGTTCCTGCGGCCGGCGGTATTCAACAACGCCAGACAGATCGTGCGCAAGCTGACGGGAGGCTGAGGTGGGCTTGGTCACGGAGGCAATCTATGATCGATTGGTAGGCGACTATGATCTGGGCGTCCTGCTGGCGACTTACGGGGAGGCGCCGGCCGTATTCACCGTGGATCCGGTGCCGGGCGATGCTGCGTTGCCTTACGTCGTGACGGCTGGCCAAGTCTGGGCAAGGGCGTTTGACACCAAGACGACGCGAGGCCGCGAACTGGCTCGTGATGTGCGTTGCTATGCGGAGGCGGATGGATCGGCCACGCTGGTGGAGGCGATCGCCGAGCGGGTGCGGGAGCTTTTGCATAGGCAACCGCTGACGATCGAGGGGTTCGGAGTGTGGTTGATGGAGTGTTTGGGGCCGGTGGTGGTGAGCGAACCTGATGTGCAGGGGCGCATCGTGAGCGTTCGCATGATGATCATGGAGGAATGAGAATGAATGGGTCAGATGTATTGTTGTTGGTCAATCTGGGAACCGAGGACGATCCCACTTGGGCCGTCGTTGGGAGTCAGCGCGATGCGACTTTCAATGAGAGCACCGCTGAGATCGACCTGTCCAGCAAGGACAGCCGGGCGCGGAGGGTGGGCCCCGGCCGTTACAGCGCCGATGTCTCACTGGATGCGCTCTATGTACCCGATGACAGCGCCTTTCTGGCTCTGCGGGATGCAATGCGGCTTGGCAATTTGATCCAGATCCAGCGTCAGGAATCGGAGGCGGCCCTAGAATATGCCTATGCAGTGGTGACTGGGCTGAGCCAGGGGATGCCGGATCAGGCAGAGGCGACGGTCGCTGTCGATCTAATCATCGATGGCGAGTGGTCGGAGTATTGGAGCTAGGATGGCGCAAAGAAAGCGACAATCCCCTGGCACGGGAGCGCGGGGCGAGGCTTCTCTCCAGGCAGGAGACGAGAGCTATCCGATCCTGTTCACCAACCGGGCCATATTCAGAGCGGAGCGAGTGATTGGCAAGCCGGTGCTGCAGATCACCAGCGCACTCTCTGAGCAGACTCTGAGCATGGGCGATCTGGTACGGATGCTGCTCATAGGATTGGAGGAGGGTCGGCGCGATGCCCGAGACGGCAAGCGGCCATACGCCCTCAACGACGCCTGGGATGTTCTCGATGCTGCGGGATTCAGGGCAGTGCTGGTGGCGGTCTTTGACGCTCTGGCCCAGGTACTGAGCTATTCCCAGGAGGCCAATGAGCAGGAGGCCGACGAATCCCCCCCAGGGGACTGAGCCAGGGGTGGGATTGGCCGAAGCTCCTGGCTGACGCGCTGAAGATCGGCCTTTCGGTGGACGAGTTCTGGCGAATGACGCCCCGAGAGACCGCCCTGGCGTTCGAGGCAGCGATGTGGCGATACGACCGCGAACGTCAGCAGGCGGCATGGCTGGTGTGGCATATCGCGGCCCTGGGGCGAGCCAAGCGACTCCCCTCGCTGAGGAGGCTTATGCGGATGCCGGCGGCCAAGGAGCTGAACGGGGATGAGGCCGCCAAGCGGGCCCATGAGCACGCAGAGATGGTAAAGCGAATGGGGGAGAACAAACCGGGCACAAAGAGGAAAAACCCGTGACGCGATACTGCCGTAAGTGCGGGACTGAGCTCGTACCTGGGGACAACTGGACGCTGGGGCATCAGCGGCGGGGTGACTATATTTGCCAATCGTGTCTAAGCACATACAACAGAGCTTATCATGATGCTCACAGAGAACAAGCTGCAGCGCTCGCCCGACGCAGGCGTGAGGCGAACCCCGACAATGAGAGGGCGAGACGCAAGCGATACTATGAAGCCCATCGCGCGGAGAACAGGGCGAGAAGCAAACGATATTATGAAACTCATCGTGACCGAGCGGCGGCGCAAGCCAAACGATGGCGTGAGGCCAATCCCGACAAGGTGAGGGCAATACAGAAACGCTATCGTGAAGCCCATCCCGATAAGGAGAGGGCGAGACATAAGCTCTATCGCGAGGCCAATCGCGACAAGATGGCGGCAAGAGCAAAGCGATGGCGTGAGGCTAATCCCGGTAAAGTGAAGGTGATACAGAAGCGCCATTACGAGGCCAATGTTGACAAGAGGAGAGCCAAAAGCAAACGCTGGCGCGATGCCCATCCCGATGAGAGGAGGGCGGGACTCAGGCGCTGGCGCGAAGCTAATCCAGAGAAAGCAAGAGCCTGTGATCGTCGGGGACACCTAAAACGCCGTGCTCGATTGGCGCAGGTGGTTTACGAATCCGTGGATCGCGAGTCGATCTTCGAGCGTGATGGCTATCGGTGCGTGTATTGCGGTGCCACCGAGAACTTGACCCTGGATCATGTCATTCCTCTGGCGAAAGGGGGACCACACACAAGGGCGAACCTAGTTACGGCTTGTGCTCACTGTAATGGTTCGAAGGGCACAAAGCCAGTCGATGTCTGGCAGCATGAATATGTAGGGAGAGATAATGGTCGCTAGGGGATCTGAATCAATCCTCGGTAGGGCCCGGATTCCCATATCGGCGGATCTGACCCAGCTCAATCAAGATCTGAAGAAGGCGCAGCAGAATATCGAAACCCGGCTCTCTGCTGGGCTCAAGGTTGTCGGCCAGAAAATGAGTGCCGTGGGGAAACAACTCTCCTTGAAAGTGACCGCGCCTATTCTGGGACTCGGCGCCCTGGTGGTCAAGGCGGCCGCCGACTTTGAGACCGCGTTCGCCGGCGTGCGCAAGACGGTGGACGCCACCGAAGAGGAGTACGCGGTCTTGGAGACGGGCATCATCGACATGTCCAAGCGGATCTCTGCGACCCCGGAGGAGATCGCGGCCGTGATGGAGGCGGCCGGGCAGTTGGGCATCAGCAAGGACTATCTGCTGGACTTTACCGAGACCATGATCAATCTGGGCGTCTCGACCGATCTGTCTTCCACTGAGGCAGCGGTGGCGCTGGCGCGACTGGCCACCATCACCGGGATGCCAGAGGACAAGTTTGATGAGTTGGGCAGTGCGGTGGTGGCCCTGGGGAACAACTTCAAGACCACAGAGTCGGAGATTGTGACCATGGGGCTGCGCCTGGCCGGAGCCGGCTCGGTGATAGGACTGACCGAGGCGCAGATTCTGGGTATAGCTGCGGCGCTGTCGACCGTGGGCATGCAAGCCCAGGCGGGTGGCTCGGCTTTCTCTCGGGTGATGATCGACATAGCCAGCACGGTCGCATCGGCCACGATCGGGATGGTGGACAACACAGAGGCGATCGCCAAACAGCAGGCCAAACTGGACCTGCTCAATAGCCAGTTGGCGATCGGAGCGCAGCGAGAGAGTGAGTTTACGGACAAGACGGCCGAATCGACCCGGATGGCCAACCAACTGAGGATGGACAAGTATAGGGACGAGCTCGAGGCCACGGAGGAGATGCTGGCCCAGTTGGAGGCGACCCAGGGGAAAGCGCTAGACCCGAAGAAGCTCAAGAAGTTCGCCGAGATCGCTGGCATGAATGTGAGCGAGTTTCGGGACGTGTTTGAGAGGGATGCAGCGGCGGCCATTGTCGCCTTTGTCGAGGGATTGGGGCGAGTAGAGGAACGGGGGGAAAGCCTTTTCCTCGTGCTGGATGAGCTGGGGCTGTCCGAGAGTCGAGTAAGTATGGCCATGCTGGGCCTTGCGCGCGCGGGTCCTCTGTTGCGAGATGCGATGAACCTGGGATCGGAGGCTTTTGGAGAGAATATTGCCCTATCAAAGGAAGCGGCCGAAAGATACGGGACCACCGAGGAGCAGTTGAAGATCCTACTGAACCGGCTCAAGACTGTGGCCATCACCATAGGAGATCCCTTACTGCCCATCTTGAAGGATTTGATAGACCAGGCAACCCCTCTGATCACCGTGGTGGAGACTCTGGCGGGCAAGTTCGCCGATCTCGACCCGGATGTACAGGGGGTCGTCGTGCAGATGGGTCTGGCGCTGGCCGCGATAGGGCCGCTGGCCATGGGCCTAGCGCCTCTGGTGAGCGCGATCGGAGCCATCGGGTTGCCGGCGTTTCTGGCGGGGCTGGGCATCGGCGGGCTGGCGGCATCGCTCTGGCTGGGCAGCGAGAAGGGAGAGACATTCCGAGAGAGTATGCGCCTGCTCTCGGAGGAGCTGTCGGAGACGGAAGGATTGGAGAATCTGGGAAAGTGGGTCGGCACGATCGCCGACCTCCTGGACGTCCTGGCGAAGTTCGGCAAAGGTGAGTATGGGCTGCTGTTCCTCATCACGGGCAAGCGCCCCAAGGAGTTCTTCCAGGAGATGACCGAGTGGGGCAAGGACTTCTTTGGCACGCTCGGGGAGCCCGGGGCGGTCACCCCCTATGTGCGGGGCATACTGCCGCCTGAGCAAATTGCCAGCATCGTAGGGGACATCACCGAGTTCGGGAAGCAGCTCTTTGGCACCACTCTTGAGCTACGATTGGCCGACCGACAGCGCATGATGGACTTGGCCGCGATGGGCATGCCTCCTCCAATGCTCAAAGGCATGGAGCCGGGGGCGATGGAAGCGGTATCCACTACGGGCGGCGCGGTTGGGGGGCCGAAGACTTGGGTGAGGATCGAAAACATCAACATCAACTCGCCGGATCCCGATCGGGCGGGGCAGGACGTGATCGATGAGCTGAAGAGGCGAGGGTATCTGCCGTGACGGAACGAGTGAGCGATCTCCAGGCGCAGGTCTACAGTCCGGCCGGCGCCGAGCTGGGCATAGTGGCCGCAATCTGGGACTGGAACTATACCCAGGTGCTCGACGGTGCGGGCGAGTGGCATCTGGAATGTTGGGCCACGCAGGAGAATAAGGATCTGCTAGTCGAGGGGCGGCGCGTCGATCTGTACGGTACGCTGGAGGGCGTCGAGCAGGCATTGAGTTCGGGACCGATCTCGGGCATCGAGCCGACTATGAATCTGGGTGGCTCGACGTTTTATGTTACCGGCCAGGATCGGATCGCCGAACTGGCCACACGGGTTATTCTATCGTTGAACATTCTGGAGCGGGGTTGGGTGCGGCTGGTAGCTCCGGATACTGTGGTGCGTGGGCGGGTGCGTTGGTTGAAATGTGGCCCAGATTGCCTGTATCACGATCTGGACCGGCCAGAGATGTACGATAACGATGCTGGCGATCCCACATTACCAGATTTGACTACAGACGCTGCTGTGCGATTGCGAGAGCCGACCTGGAATGATGCTCCTTGCCACCTGCTTCTATACGACTATCTCTACGTGGGATTCGACACTCGGTTCGACCGCACGTATCTGGATATATTGACGCCAAATACAAGCGCGACTGGCGCGTTGGCCGCGCAATATTTCGCTGAGGAAGGTGGATGGACGGGTGTTGCAGATCTGGTGGATGGAACACAGAGCGGGAGCTACACCTTCGCTCAGGACGGCGAGATCACCTGGACCATGCCTGATGATTGGAAGCGTAACACGCCGACAGAAACCTCGGGCAATTGGTTTTGGGTGCGTTTCTATAAGGCGGGTACGAGCCGCACTGATGAGATCGATATTCGTGATGTGCGGATCTATAGCGACGTACCTACCAAAAACGCTCTCAATCTCATCATGGCTTACGCGCCAGCCACATGGAAGCAGAGTGGCTATGCGGCTACGGACGAAGCTGCCTACGATGTGATCGCTGGAATGACGGTGCTGGCGGCGCTGGATCGGCTACGCGAGCAGCTAGGGGGGCACTTCCGAGCGGAATTTGTCGGTGGGGAGATGCAGTTGCAGTGGTTCACCAGCTTCTCTGCCTCGGGGATCACCGCATCCGGCCTGCAGCAACCCGATGAGACGCACGTGCGGTTGACCAAGCTAGTGCCCAAGACCGATCTCACCGAGTTTATTACTAGGATTTATCCTACCACAGAAAACGCGGTCTTGGCCGACACTACACGAGAGATGTCGGCACCTTATGAGATGGATCTGGATGCGGGATTCATCCGCAACACCGACGCGGAGACGACCTACGGACGTCGTGATCGGGCGATGGACTTTGAAATCAGCTCAGCAGCACCAGAGGATTCATTCTTCTATCACCCCGTTTTGACGGCGAATGCGCTCTGTGATAAGGCTCTTGGGTGGCTCAAACAACATGATACGATTGCAAACTTCTATGAGGCCTCAGCTACTGGCTTCCGGGCGATGTTCAGGCCAGGCTATACGATTGGGCTGGACTCAGAGGCCACGGTCCAGGGCGACAGGACGATCGATATAGATACCACAGTCAATGTGGTATTCGTGCGTTCTACTTTTGATCAGGCTGGATTTCTAGCTGCTGAGTTAGAGATTACCACTATCGGCGGGCGTCGGGCTATGACCAATGAATCGATAATAGCCGATGCGATTATCAAGCGAGATCGCTCCGTCAGTACCAAGGCTCTCTGGACGGAGACGCGGTTTCTCCGTGATGAGATAGCGCACCTCGAGGTCATGAGCTACGGCACCCAGCATTTCGTATGTTTCGCCGTGCCTGGAGTGTTGACTGCCGAAAGCCCTCCAGCTCGGTCGGCCCCGTCCTTTGTGGCCTATCGTTACGCTTTTGAGATCAAGCAACTCATCGCACACGTGATCACCGCCCCCGTGGGCAGCGCGATCATCGCGAGCGTCTACAAGAATGACGTATTGGTTGCCACGGTGACCATCGCAGACGGGGCGAATGATGCCAATGTGGTTGCTGCTGGAACTTTGGCCTCCGGAGAGTATCTCGATATGTCCATAACCGCCATAGGCAGCACCACGCCAGGCTCCAACCTGACGATACAGGTCGAGTGCTGGGGGGACGTCTTCTGA